CACGATTTCCAGCACCGAGAAGTCCGTCACCATGACGTTAACGCTCATCTGTGCGACACGCTGTGCGTGACTGGTCTCACCGCCTTGATTGGTGAGAGTAGCGACGCGGGCGGCACTGGTGAACATGAACTCAGACAAGCGGCGGCACACTGACGGACGAGCCATGAATACCGTGGGGTCAGCCCCGCTGATATACAGCTGCTCGACCACATCCTTTATTGCAATCTCGGACAGGGCTGCCGGCGTTGCCATCAAGGTGTAGTCGATTACGTCAATGATGCCATTGTTCTGGTTAGTCCAGCCACCAATATTGCTGATGCCGTCAGACTGATCGCGGTAGCTTGATGGCAGGCCGTCAGTGGTGAGAAAGATTGTGCCGTTAAGCTCATTTTCATCATCCAGCCAGGCCTCAAGGCCGCTGGACTCGCCGGCTACACCGGTAGCGCCGGTATCTTCGACATTGGCGTTATTCATCAGGCTCATGGCTTCGACATCACGACGCAGCTCGTTGCCGCGCATGGACAGCTCGTAAGCGAGCGCCCTGGCATAGCCGATAGTATTGACCGCATTGGCCCGGTGGGATACGTGGACAATCTTCTGGCTGATCTGGCTGTGGTTGCCCGCCCGTGCTTCCGGTGGGCCTGCAGCCACTGTGGCAGCGCCTGAGTCGGCACCGTCAATAATGGCATTGGTTGTGTCGACAGCGCGCAGCCGATCGACGACCCATTCAAATTTGGGTGCATCGTGGCTGGTTTTGCCGATTCTGGAAGTGAATGGCAGCGGGATATCCGAGATATCAAATATCTGGTCCATTACAGACTCACGGATTGTGCCGCCTACCGCTAGTTGCGAGAGGTCATATGCGTCAGTAATCATGACTAGCTATCCTTGCAGCAATTGCGCGATAGCCCCAATTTTGTCGCCTTTGGCTACCGCAGCTTTGACTCTGTCAGCAGATCCTGCGTCATGATGTGGTACAGCCCCTGCGCCCTTGTTTTTGGGCTGCTTCCGCTTGCCTTTAATCCCCTCAATACGCATTTTCAGCTGCGTATAGTCGTGAATCAGCTTTTTGACGCCGGCCATCATCGGGGTATCAATAAACTCCGATGGCAGCCCATATTGAGCGGTCAGCGCCCGCATATCGGCGTGATCCTGAGCCTTGACGGCCTGGTCACTCCACTGCGGCAGGGTCGCCAGGAGTATCTGCTCCTGCTGCCCCTGTTGCTCACCTATATAGGCATCATACTGCTGCCTCAGCTGCTCTGACTGATGCTCTTTGGGAACACTGACCACCATGGCCTGTAATTCCTGCATCGCCCGTAGCTTGGTATTGGCAAACTCGGTTCGTTCGTCATCAAACGCGGTGTCCTGCGCCTTGCCCTTGCGGAACTTGACGGCCTCATCCTTCAGCTGCTCAATCGACGCTGTCCCCAGGTCATCCGGCAACGATAGGGTTGCCTTATAGAGTGCATCAGGGTCTGCCCCATGTTGCTGCGCAAGTGCATTGAACGTTGGCTGTTCCGGCTTCCCAGCTGGTGAGCCTTCGCTTTCAGATTCCCCGGAATCGGGGCTTGCTGCTTTCCCAAGTAGCGTCTCCAGTAGTTCGTCAGATACTGAGGCGCCAGCCTCCTCACGATGTACTGGTGGTGCTCCCGCACCGGCTTGTAGTTCGCTCATTTTCCGACTTTCATCCTTAGTGTGTCAAGTATGTCGTCGAGTATGCCGTGCTTGACGTGTAACAGCTCCCTGGCCCCGACCTCATCATCCTTAGTGGCCCGGCTCTGGCGGTCATAGGCCTCGTGCATACCCTCAAAGAAGTTACACTCCTCAAGCAGCTCCATTGCCTCCCGCAGTGTTGCCTGCACTGGGTTCACGTTGGGAACTGGCAAAGGTTTGCTCTGCGATCTGGAGATCGACTGTGGCTTGTCCGACAATTTTAGCCTCCTCAATTTCAGCTTTGAGCGCCTGTATATCGCGCTCTCGTTTATCGTCCATCTGGGCAATCATAAACTTCATCTTCTCTGGGAGCTCGGCCAGATCCTTCTGCATAGCCTGTTGCTGTGCGGCCTGTTGTTGCTGTGACTGGCTCATTTGTTGAGCCTGCTGGCTCTCGTAGTGGACTGCATACTGCTCCGGGTTATCCAGTTCTGCAGCCTTTTCTCTATTCATCCAGGCAATATAGACCTGCTTGGGCGTCACCATCGGGACACCTGCCTGCATCAGTCCCAGCTGCGTCTGCATCACCTTATCCAGTGCCGCCACCTTGCGGGCTCGTTCACCGGGGCTCAGCCCGGTCTTGACGTTGACCCGCTGGCGTGATTTCCACTGGCCGGGCTCGATCGGCACCCACTGGTCTGCCTTTTTCATCATCATGGGCTGGCGCCACACTTCCCTGGCAGTCCTGTGTACGAGCAGGAATAAACGCCTGATGAGCGTTTCCGATAATGTCCTGGTCATGAAAGCAGACATCTGCTCAGCAGCGCCCATCACCAGAGCGACACCTGTGGCCCCGATACTGGAATTGACCAGCTGTGACTCCGGGCTGCCCATATCGATGGCTGCGCCACTGCGCTCCGAGCGGACCTTGTCCATGTAATTCAGGAACTGGATGCTCGATGTACCCACGTCTGGCGTGATGATGGGCTGCAGCTCAGAGGTGAGCCCGCCGGTTACGTGATGGCCAGGGGCTGATATACCGAGCTCCTCCCGGTTCACATCACCCTTGACAAAGAACCGGCCGCTATTGATGTAAGCCTGGTTATCAGAGAACTGGCGCAGGCCAGCTGTTTTGATGTCCTGAATCTCCTTCAGTTTGTCAAATAAAGACAAACCAGCGAACCTGTTTGGCATAATGAATGCCGTACCGCTCACATATGGGACTATCGTCACCTTCTCTTTGTCCAGGATAGTGGACTCGCCGGCCATGAATACGCGCCACCGCTCAGAGCTGGAACTGCCCTCGTTCAGCTTGTCTGGCAGCATCACGTAGGCCTCGTGGCATTCGATCAGATCCTGCCCCTTGGTGGTGCTGGTGGCTGCGGGGCTGTACTGGCCCACGTGCTTGGCCTGGGCATCTGACTGTTCGTTGCCGGTATGCGGTGCCAGCATGGCCACCTTGCTCTTGCTGAACCCCATGTCGATCAGGTCAGAGCGGGTCAGGAACTTACGCTCTGCACAAAATGGTATGTCCTGCAGATCCTGCTTGTGCCAGTTGGCCGTATAGATGAAGTTGGCCACCTCAACAGGCTCAACCAGCAGGTTCTTAACCTCTTTGTCGAGTATGACTGTCAGGCTCTCGCCATCGGTTTCGACCTCAACTTCGTCTTTGCTGGCAGCTTCCAGGAGAGCAGCTTCGTCACCCTCAAGGTTGTCAAAGGTTGCGGTTTCTTGCGTGACCGTTTCGTCAACCCAGACCTTGATGATGCCGTTTTTGAACAGGAGTGCTGACTTAATGGCTTGATATAAGACCTCATAGCCTGGGTTGTCCTCCATGATGATCTTGTTAACAGCGGCGCTCTCAGTCTCAGCCTGGCTGTCGTCGTTCGGCGCGTCGGGCTCGAATTCGGCAGGGGTGTCGGTGGTGAACGCGCTCATCATCTGCGCCAGTGTGTGTTCCACCTGGTCAGCCAGATCAAGGCTCTGCACCTGTGATCGATCGGCGTCCTCATCACCACGAGGCTTGCCCATGTAGTACTTCCACGCCTTTTTGCGGGACTCAGCAAGGCCGGTGCTTGAATTACGGCCGCCCTCACCCAGGCTGATCTCCTGCTGAATAACTCGGGCGATATCCGCCTCGGATAGTCTGGCCATCAGATCACCGTCCTGCGCTGTCTGCTGTAGTCGATCGGTTTATCGCGCTGGCTCATGCCCAGCACCACATTGCCCTGGCCTGCGCCGATCATAGCGTATTGCAGCGCCTCTGCCACGTGTGAGTATATGTTCTTCTCCGGCTCGGCGTTGTATCGCTCATCGCCTGATACCTGCAGCTGTCGGTACTTGTAGCCACCTGATAGGGCCCGGCGCAGATACTTACACGCAGGGCTCACCAGCAGCGCAGGCTCGGCTGCCATATCGAGCTTGAGCAATAGCGAAGATACTGCCTTGACTCGCAAATCAAAGTCATTGGGTTTGGCACTGTCTGCAATGGCGGGTTGTACGGGTATGCCAAGCGCCTGGAGCACTCGAAACGGGGTGTGCTTGTCAGCCTGGCTGCGTTGTGAGCCGGCAGGGTCGCCCCAGTAATGGATATCAAGGCCAGGGTAATGCTTGCCAGCGTGAGCCAGTACCAGGGGTCCGAACTCATCAGCTGCAGTATCCTCGGTTACCAGCTCAGACAGCACCCGCCACTGCCCGGTCGGGCTCTGCTGCATGAATACAGCGGCAGGGGTCAGACCAAAGTCCATCCCCACGGTGACGGGGCCATCGTCTGCTGTCAGGTTGTGATCGGCGACGTGGAATGAATCCTTAAAGCCAGGCCATACGGGCTTACCGTCGACAGCGAAGCCATACTCGCCATGGACATAGACCTTAGTCCACGCCTCATCCTTACCCTTGACGATGTTGCTGTAATAGCTGGGCGGCAGGTTATCGGTGTTCTCAGCCTCCGGGCTCAGCCCTGATGCCTGGCGGAAAAAGGCAGCATTGTCCGGCTTAGTTTCCTCGCACAGCTTGTAGTACCAGTGGAAATCATCCATGGGGTTTGAGTCCATCAGCAGGCTGAACTGCGGGATCTCGTCCTGGTAGGCATCACGCCGAGGGTAGCGGCCTATACGGGTCTGCACCATGTCATAGATGGCCCTTGGAATTTCCCTAACTTCGTTCAGCCAGGCTCCTGAAATTTCTAGGCTTAAAAGTTTCCCGACATCCTGGGGCCTGTCCAGCGCCCTGAATAACACCTGATGCCTGGCTTTGAAATCATACGTGTATGTCATATTCTGGCGCATGAATGAGCCGTACTGGCCGAACCAGTCGTCCCAGGTGCGTATGGTTGTATCTTCCAGCTCTCGGTAGGTATTTCGCACCACAACCCATCGGCTCGGCAGCCCAGCAGCGTCAAATTGCCGCATGAGCTGGTACAGCGCCACGCAACAGCCCACGGATTTGCCCGATCCAACGGGCCCCATGATCCCACGGATAAAGCTGGTGTCGCGCAGGAACGCGCTAACGGTGCTGGAGGGGACATACTCAGTCTTTTGGGTGGATGACATAAAAGTCAGGGGGTGTACTGGACTCGTGAGTCACTGTGGCCGTGGGTGGATTGGGCACGCACTTGTCCACAGCCCGCCAGCAGCTGTCGAGCCGGGCCTTGTCAACCTTATCCACCTCACCGTCATTCACGGCCATGATGTAGGTCTGTGACTTGCCGGCGCTTACGGCTTTGCGGAACCGGTCTGCGTAACTATCTGGTACCCTTGGCATAGTGGGGAAAGGATAGCACTGAAATACTCAGGAT